CGGGACACGGCGTCGGAAAAACTGCGTTTCTAAGCTGGGTCGTTCTCTGGTGGATGCTAACGCATTACCCGGTAAAAGTGGCTTGCACGGCAAACACCGCAAGTCAGCTTGGCGACGTACTCTGGCCCGAAATAAACAAGTGGGGCAGAAAGCTGCCAGAGGTGTTCCAAAGCCAACTAGAGTTCAAGTCTGACAAGATCGAATTAAAAGGCGGTGCCGACAGCTTCGCAGTCGCACGGACAAGCCGCAAGGAGCAGCCAGAAGCCCTGCAAGGGTTCCACAGCCCACACATGCTTTTCGTCGTAGACGAAGCATCGGGCGTACCAGATATTATTTTTGAAGTCGGCCAAGGCGCAATGTCAACAGAGGGTGCAAAGACCGTAATGGTCGGCAACCCTACAAGGTCGTCGGGATATTTCCACGACGCTTTTCACCGCAACACAGAAAGATGGTGGACGCGGCGCGTCGGTTGCAACGAGGCAAACTCTGTCTCCGATGGGTTCATTGACGACATGAAGCGTCAGTATGGCGAAGACAGCAATATATACCGGGTGAGGGTATTAGGAGAGTTCCCAGAAGCAGATGACGATGTGGTAGTTCCGCTTCATCTTATCGAAAGCGCGGTGACGCGGGACGTTGAGGCGACCGAAACCGTCATGCCAGTCTGGGGGCTTGATGTGGCTCGATTTGGGGATGACCGAACTGCTTTATGCAAGCGGCAAGGTAATGCCCTTATCGAACCCATTAAGTCATGGCGCAACAAGGATTTGATGGAAATATGCGGCATAATACTTACTGAGTATGATAGTACGCCGTACCCCGACAGGCCCAGCGAGATATTGGTGGACAGTATCGGCTTGGGCGCAGGGGTCGTAGACCGCCTGACAGAAATGGACTTCGGCCCCGAAATTCGTGGCATAAATGTTGCCGAAAGCCCCGCATTGGGGCAGCGATATGGTCGCTTGCGCGATGAACTTTGGTTCAAGGCGCGGGAATGGCTGGAAGCGCGTGACGTTTGGATGCCACAGGATGACGAGCTTACTTCCGAACTGTCGGGAGTTAGGTTCAAATACCTGTCGTCTGGAAAACTAAAGGTCGAGAGCAAAGACGAAATGAAACGGCGGGGGCAAAAATCGCCAGACTTGGCTGATAGCTTTGTTCTGACATTTGCCTCACAAGCCAGTCGAGCATCTTCGGGTGCAAGCTATGGGTTTAGCCGTGAGCTAAATTACAATGATAGCGGGTGGATTGTTTGAGCAAGATTATTGAGTTTCCAAAGCTGTATGAAAGCATCTTTCACGAAGCTGTGGGCGTAAAGATTAGCCCGACAGTTTGCTCAGACGACATGGACTGCGCGTATTACGCTTTGAGCGTATCGGCATCGGGGCTGGAAAATGCTTCTAAAATAACGCCCGAAGCTATTTTGCACGGTGCTTTGGTGGTTGCCGCACAGTCGGCTCTGGCGGCTGGTTACAGCCAAAAGAACTTCGAGGACTTGTGCAAGTCAATAAAGTTTATTTCACAAACACCGCCTGACAAGGCGTGTTAGCAAGGGTTTGCAATGGACAACATTGATGTAATTGGGCTGCTGAACGCAGGCTATGCTTCTCCAAGCATGTCAGCAATGGCACCCCCGCCGACAGTTAATGCTATTCCTTCCGGCTTGCTGTCGTCGGGGGAAGCTGTCACGGCTCCGACAAGCACTAGAGAAATGTACAACCTCCTCGGTGATGTGCCTTTTAGCGTATCGCCGGGTGGTGAGGTTTACACTCCACCACCAGTTCCACAGTTTAGCTTTCCTTTTTTTGGTGGCATTGATGGTTTCAGGCTTCCCACCTTTGGCCCCCTTGCGGGTCTATTCGGAAACATCGGTGCTTACGGAAGCCCCTTCTAGCAGTTGAGCGTGTAAGTAATGGCTATCACATATCGCGGTGAGCGTTTCTCAGGATACAACAAACCGAAAAGAACACCCGGCAAGTCGAAAAAATTTGCAGTTCTGGCGAAGCAGGGAGAGACAGTTCGGCTGATCCGCTATGGTGATCCTAAAATGACGATTAAGAAAGCTAACCCAGCGCGGCGCAAATCGTTCCGCGCACGACACAAGTGCGACACAAGCCCCCCGTCGAAACTAACAGCGCGGTATTGGTCGTGCAAAAAATGGTGAGGTGAGCATGGCATACGGAAAATCTTACGGATCGGGAATGAAAAAAACCAAGAAGAAAAAAACGGCTAAAAAGCGCACAACGAAAAGGTCTGCATAATGGCTAAAGGTGTTGCACATTATTTTCGTGATGGCACCCGTCACAAGGGTGGCAGTCATAAAATGCCAAATGGAGAGCTTCATAGCGGAGCGCGTCACATGGCTTCTAGTAAGAAACTTTTTCACTTTGGCGAGTTGTCTAAGACAGCGCAAAAGAAAGCGAGAAAACGGACATGAACAATATGCAGGGCATGTACATCCGTAAAACATATATCAGGCCTCGCAAGAAAAACATGATGGATGTTGCCGAAAAGGTCGCTGAAAAAGTGTCGGAAGGCATGGCAGACGATAAGCCTAAAAAACGTAAGAACCGCAAAAACTATAAGAAAAAAGTCGCCAATCAGAAGGTTGGCAAATACACGACGGAAACGTAATGTCTCGCGCTGTTCCTACTGATAAAGCAAAATATGCCCGTGCATTGGCAAAAGTGAAGCGTCGAGTGAAGAAATGGCCCTCGGCCTATGCTTCAGGCCAAGTTGTACAAGAGTACAAGCGCATGGGCGGCAGATACAGGACACGGAAAAATGGCAAAGCCTAAAGGTGGCCTAACTAAGTGGTTCAAAGAAGATTGGGTTGATATTTCGACTAAAACCAAGTCGGGAAAACATCCCAAATGTGGTCGCAAAACTGGCTCTGGCAGGGGCTACCCAAAGTGTGTACCCGCCGCCAAAGCAGCGCGAATGACCGCATCACAGAAAAAACGTGCTGTTGCGCGTAAACGTGCAACAAATCCAAGTCGCGGCAGAAGCCCGACTTACGCAAGGACATAAGATGGCTATATCCGAACTTGATTTTCGTTCGATTGTTTCGAGCGAAATCTCAAACGCATTGAATTACTACGATACTGAGTTTAGCCAAGACCGCATTGACATCATGTCATATTATCTTGGCGAAGGATTTGGCAACGAAGTTGAGGGTCGGAGCCAAGTTGTCGCCACAGAGGTCAGCGACACTATCGAATATGTAATGCCTTCTTTGATGAAAATATTTTCACAAAGCGGTCAGTATGCGCGGTTTGTCGGGAGACAGCCAGAAGATGTTGAGGCCGCAGAGCAGGCCACAGAGCTTGTAAACTTTGTTATCAACAATGACAATTCCGGCTTCCGTGTCATTCATAATTTTATGAAAGACGCGCTTTTATTTAAAATGGGTGCGGTTAAATTTTTCTACGATGAAAACGAGCGCACAAAAGAAGAAGAATATGAAGGTCTGACGGAAGACGAACTGTCTCTGCTTGTAGCTGATCCTGACGTTGAGGTGATTGAGCAAGAGCAAGTTGAGGTCGGGGTGACAGACGTAAACGGTGCAGAAGTGCCGTTGCAAGTGACGTTTAATGTCAAAGTCAGAAAAACAGAAATGACCGGGCAAGTCAGAATTATCAACGTGCCGCCCGAAGAACTGATTTTTAACCGCCGTGCCACATCTCTTGAGGACATTAACTTTATCGCACACCGTTCACAGGCAACAGTCAGCGATCTTGTTGCAATGGGATACGACCAAGAACAGGTCGAGCAATATGCAGGGGCAAACGATTTAGACGACGAGCAAGAACGTCACCAGCGTTTTGAAGACCTTGAGGGTGGGCCGGATCACGAAAGCAGCGACCCAGCTATGCGCGAGGTTCTTGTCACTGAGGGTTATCTTTACTGCGATTACGATGGTGACGGTATTGCAGAATTGCGTCGGTTTGTAGCCTTGGGCAATGGTGCTGAAATTGTAGAAAACGAGCCTTGGGACGTAATTCCCTTTGCCATACTTTCGCCAATATTGATGCCACACCGTATGGTCGGGCGTTCTGTTGCCGAAATGGTCATGGACTTGCAGCTAATCAAATCCACCGTTCTGCGGCAGATGCTAGACAATCTATATTTGTCGAACAACAGCCGCGTCGTGGCTGTCGAGGGCCAAGTCAATCTTGATGATCTTTTGACATCAAGGCCGGGCGGCATTGTTCGCACTCGCGCACCTGGCATGGTGCA